CTCATCTCTACGCATAATACCTGATGGTACATACTTAGCTGCACTAAAGATGCATGACATTACCTCTGTACCGCCTTTTTCAAGAAGTAGCTGGTTGGCATCTTTTACTAGCATCTTAGTAAGCTTTACTTTATCCACACCAATAATCTTAATAGCCTTGTCAGTAGCTTCTCGGCCTGCGTCATCGTTGTCAAAGCATAGAATTACTTCATCAAAAGATCTTATCCATTCTCTATTCTCTAGCAAAGCTTTTGTGCCTGTAGCAGATGATATTGAAACAACTGGATAAATCTTTTTGTACTTTTCAAACGATGCTTGTGCAACAGACATGGCATCAATTTCACCCTCAGTAATAACAAGTCTTTTGCCATCACCGTTAAACTTATCTTGACCGAACAGTTTGTTTGTATTAGGGCCAACCCAAGTAAATGTCTTAGGCAATGCTCTCATTTTATAAGAGTCACCATACGGATAAAAATGACCATCAATTTCGCCATCTTCCCCAAATCTCATCTTAACACCAAAGTACTCTGTAACTTCTTTGGATATTTTTCTGTCTTTTATTGCAACAGATCGTAACGAACTAATATCCATATGAGATACTTTTTGTGTTACTTTTGTTGCTGGTACGCTACCTTTAAATTCTATTGCCATATCTGCATCCGCTTTAAAATGTGTATCGCATGAAAAACAATGACTCTGTCCGCTTGAATATATTTTTCTAGCGTCAGAAGATCCGCATTTGGGACAGCTGGTCTTACCAATCTCTCTCGAAGTCATTTGGAATATATCCCTTAGAAATAAGATTTAATCTTTCTACATGATGTGGTGCAACATCTTCTGTAACTTTCCACGTAATTTCTTCTATTCGCTTGTTGTATACATCTTCTCTGAATGGTGCTTTTAGTGTCACCAACGACCACGTTTCGGCCCAAGCGAGTCCACTTTTTGTTTTGTATTCCCCCAAGCAGATATAGAGAAATTCTTCTGCTGGTCGTTCTTTGAGGTGAGCCGCAATTGTTGAACTACTACTCTTGTATCTCTTCCAATCAGACTCTCGTCCGAAAGTAGCTTTACCAGTACTGAAGTAATTCTTCTTTCCAATATAGAATCTAAGAAGGACTTTATCATAGATAGCATAGATGAATCCCACATATGCCTTATCCTCTCTCATTTGTTTAAAATATCTCCAGTGTCCATTAGAAAATCTACTAATAGAGACTGGAGCCGTTGTTGGAACGACTCCTTCGAATTTCATTTAACCTAACAATTCCTTAGCCAGCGGCCATTCATCCAAGCTAAAGTAGTCTTCAGGCCATCTCCATAAATGTATGAGTTTGCCTGTAAGTGTAAGCTCTTCTGGCCATCTGTCGCCATACGCTTTAATATACTCATTTATGACTACTTCTTGAAAGGATTCTAGTGTTACACAGTCCTTTAAAGCCTTTGCAGACTTTACAGGCCCCATTTTCCAAATACCTGGAATACTATCAACTGCATCTCCCATTAGAAGTTGCTGATGATAAGACACCAAAGCTTCGTGTTCAGATACTTCACTTATTTGTTTAGTTTTCAAATGATAGTGCTTACCAGGAATCATCTTAAGATCTTTGTCTGTAGTACAAACAATAAATTCCTTACCTTCAGCTCTAAGCTCTTCTGCCCAGATACGTATGATATCATCACTTTCACAACCTTCAGAATCTATTGCCATTTCAAACGACAATGCTGTATCTTTGATGTAATCGGCATATTTCTTTATACCGCCAGAATTTCTCTTAGACTTATAGAATGCATCTACTGCGTGTCTAAAATTGTTCTTACCTCTAAGTACAATACGCGATTCTGTAGCAAATACATTTTCACTTACTTCAGAAAGTTCTCTACAAAAATTTCTAAAAATATCAGCTTTGTATTCAGCTTCTTCTTCAGGGGTATACGTTACCATACCTTCATCATCGAGGTTAACTATTGGATTCTGCTTTTCACGATTGTAACAAACAGAATAAGTTAAACCATCCGCATCGATAAGTGCTATCATTTTCTTAAAACTCCCATATCTTGTGACAAAATCATACGCATTTCTGTTTTGGCTATCTTATCTCTTATGTGAGATTTCATATCACAATTCAGTCTAATATTACATTCACTAGCTAGCATAATAAGAATAGCTTGTACGTCTGCTAACTCATTCTTTAGCTTTTGCTTGTTTGTGTGTTCGTATTCTTCATACTGATGCTCTAGCGTGAATCTAATACATTTAGAAGCCTCTTGTGCTGCTTCTGATAACTCTTCCATTAAACATACTAAAAGGTATTGCTCGTTGTTCATAACTCACCTATTTTCTGTAGAAACGTTTAGACAGTCTCTTGAGCCTAGCTCTAGTATCCATATCCATGCTCAATAAATCTCTTTGACCTGGTGTTGCACCTGGTGCTATTGTAAATTGAACTGGATTCAAAGGTACTCTCCGAGGAACTAATTGCTTTGAATCTATCTTCTTATTTATAGCTTCTCTTTGAGCTTTAGTGTATTCAGTTACAATACCTTGTTCAAGCTTCATACAGCCGCCCGAACAAAACATCTTCTCAATACCATCAAGTATAAAAGGTGCGCTATGAAATATTTTACCACAACAGTCGCATTCAAACACTAGTGCGTCTCCAGCCAAGTGTTGCCAAAGGAACCAGAGCCATCCATAATGGTGACTCCAAACAATTTAGGGCCTTCTTGGAAGGCTTTTATGCCTAACTCTACTGCTCTCTCCGCATGCTCTTCAGGTACCATAAATTGAAACTCGTCATGATACATAATCAAAGGTTGATAAGGAATCTCTTCTTCTTGTAAATATTGTTGTACTAGCATGCAGGCTGCACCACAAGTAATCTTTTCTGTAGCTTGTAGCTTGTACACTAACAACTTATGAAAAGAATCTACATACAATCGAGTATTCGCTAAGCTACCAATGTAGCCGTGTCCTGTTTTCTTTGTACTACCATACGTGGTCTCTAGCTCTGTCAAAAGCTCTTTAAAACCTGGGACTGCAGCAATAAAATCTTTTTTAACTTTATTACCTTTAGTATCATTCATTTCTCCATTAAACATATAGCTCCAAAGCTTGCCGCCTGAAGCGCCAAATAAGAATGCATACAATACCCGCTTAGCACAATTTCTTCTACGAATAGCAAGGTTCTCTTCTAGTGTATGCTTTTCATCTGCCTTAACGCCCTGCCCTATCCAGTACTCATTCCAATCAATGTAAAGACGTGTTCTTAAAATACGGTTGAGAGTATCTGCATTAAAAGTATGAACATCGCCATTTAAAAGAATATCTGTAAACTTATCATCTTTAAGGAAATGAGCTAAGCCTCTAGCTTGATTGCCAGCACTGTCACAGCCTACTATTTTCCAACCAGGAATACATTTGAACAGTGATCTCATTTGTTTCCCGTATGGAGCATCAGGGCTAGGGATATTAACAATAATACTATGACGTGAACGCATACTAGGGGTCCCGATAACCATACAGTCTCCATGAAGTCTATTATTGTCATCTACGTTCTCCAACCATGTTTTTACAATTGAGTGTCTAGCCTTCTCAGTCAAATAGTTACTATATAGTTTACCATCCCCGCCTAAAAACTCTAAACTATCTTCAGTAATCTTAGGCGTTGTCTTTTCACGCTTTAGATCTGCATTTAGCTTGTAGTTCCAGTCTGTTGGTTTCCAGCCATTCCTATATAGAAATATCTTTACATCAGCCACAGAGTTAAGGCTCAATGGTACAATTTCAAACTTACAGTACTCTCCAACTACTAGACGATCGTCAGGATCTACTCCGCTCCATTGGTCAATATTAAACCAACGGGCAAGATGTATATCATATCTGCCATCTTTTAGGAACTTAGGCTTACGTCCAAAGTCAACAGGGTCGCTAGCCTTCTTATCGCAAGCTACAGTTTTGACACCAAGCTTTTTGTTAAGGATCCCGTAAGTAATATTCATCTTTGTTTCAAGCTCATCGTAAAGCTCATAAGCTTTATCTACATCAAATGGCCAGCCGTGCAAACTAGCATCAGCGCACCACTTAGCAACCGCATGCTCTACCTTAATGTACTCTCTTGTTAATTTAAACTTTTCAGGAAATCTATCAATGCCCCTGTCTAGTTCATCTTTCAATGCCATTAAAATTTTAGTATTAACTTCAACGTCATTTTCACAATAGAGAGCCATTGTTTCTGAGTACTTAGACCAATCCTCAAATTCTTGTTTAGGCGCATTTAAATATTCGCCCCATACCTTAAGAGAATGTCCTTTATCGCCAAATCTCTTATAGTCAAGTATTTGTGAAAGAATTAAAGTATCTACAGCTTTTACATACGTTGGCAGTTTATAGCCAAACAACTTTTCAAGAACAGGTAAGTCGTAATTTATAATGTTATGACCAACGACTTGATTAGCATTATTAAACAACTCTTGCCAACCAAGATCACCTTCTAAGAACCTTGTACGTTTACCCGTCTTAAGATCTTTAACAACCATAATCCACATTCGTGTAACGTCTTTCAGCAATCCATCCGATTCTATGTCGAATACATAATTCATAGTAAGTCTCGATTAAAAGGCGCTCCGCTTATGCGAAACGCCCTTTTGTTGTTAAATTGAAGATATAATACCTTCGACCTCATCTACCATGATTGGCCTATCTGCTACTTTATAAGCAATCAGATAGTTTAAATACCATCGTGCTTTAAGCAATTCTTGTATAACATCATCCTTTTGCCCATTGCGATCAAGATACTTTCTAATTTGCATTTCTACAGCACCAGAAAATATTTTAGGATCTTTAAGCGTAGGGATACGGCTCATAGTGTCAATCCATTGGAGTTCCTCTACGTAGCCCTTGTAATGCTTTGGATCCACTGCAGTGGCAACTTCAGACTTTGGAGCCCAATGGCAGCGATCAAGCATTTCACGCCAAGCTTCATAATCATCTCTGATTACTAGCGCACCTGCCACTGTATCGTCTTCCACGCGAGTTGCTTTAATATGGCCATAATCTCCAATAATAGCATTGATTGGTATCTCATTGAAGTCAGAGTATTTTGTACCTTCAGAGCCATCTTCATTAATTGCTGTATAATTATAGCGTGCCATTAGAATACATCTCCATCAATGTCTGGCATTTCTTCATACACAATCTCTGTCTCTGTAACTTCAAAGGATTCTTTATCAATACCTTTTGCTACATAAGGAATTAATTTTGTAATTTGTACTGCCATTAAGATTGCACCAGCACTTACGCCAGCTTTATTCTTATCTTCCCATTCTAAAACACGTACATTTGCAATAGAACCGTTGCCAATAGACTTAGAGGGAATTGGTTGTAAGTTACCATCTAAAACTTCTACAGGCGGATTCTTGTTCCCTGTAGTTTTTGAAACAGTATTCTTTCCTAAAGAGAATCTCCAGTATTCTGTACCATCTGGTAATTCCTCTGCCTCAACCTTAACTCCCATTGCTTTAACTTGTTTCGAGAGAGCCTTATCATAAGTACGGCATTGCATTGTCCATCTTGGATTCTGAGGATTAAACTTTGATTCAGGTTTATCAAGTTGTGGCCAGTGTATTTCAATATTTTTAAGAATTGCCATTTTTAAATCTCATATAGTAGGTTGATATAGGGGTTAATTTAACGGGGTCTATGAATTCGAAAGCTCAAGAGATGCTCCCACGTTTGGGTTAAGTCGAGCAAGCTCTCGTGGAATATAATAAACCGGACCACCGCTATCTGATGTTAATGAGAGTATTTTTATCCAATCTACATCGCAAAACGATACAATGTCAAATACGCCTGCTTTCTCAAGTAGGCTCTTACCAGGATCATCTAAATCAAATACTTCAATCTCTTTAAAATCTTCCAATGTTTCAAGTATATAGACATTACCGCCCAGGTCATTCATTAATGTACTAGTCGGTATTAAGCCTCTTAAAACTGGTAATAGATCTTCCATGATTTCATGATAGTCTGGATTCTCTTGTAATGCAATTAAAAGAGTATTAAGCTTTTCAAACACTCGCATTTAATTTCTCCTGCCATTTTACAATAGCTTTTGCTAAAGGCCAGTAGCTGCTTGGGTCAGTCTCATCGTAGCCTTCTGGCGGTCCAATACATACGCCAAGTACATTAATCATTTGGCGCAATTCTTCTACTTCTTCATCAGTGAAATTTGTCATCTGGTCTTTTACCTAATGTAGTTAATATCAATCGAGATTCTAAATCTGCGCATAGAGTTCTAAGAGAAACAACTAATCTAGATAACTTGCCAACTCTATACGTTGCAAATATAGCATATGCAATTAAAAAATACTCCAACATTTACCCTCCCATTGTTTATCAAGTAAGCCTTCAACAAACTCGAGCCTTTCATTGAGGCGTTTACGATCTTCTTCTGCAAACAGACAAAATATTCCTGCAAACAGTATGAAACTTATTACAATAAATTGAATAATAAGTCTGATTATTTCTACAACTGTAGATATTACAAAAGATACTATACCTCTTAAATACTTCAATACTAACATTTTGCCCCCTAAGATACTAATGCTGCGAACTGGTCCATTGTTAGATCTAGAAAAACAGGCTCACTTTTTCCTAAGGCCTCTAGCTCTCTCTGCGCTAATACTGCAGTTTTATAGACATGCTCAATTTCGGGATCTATCAGAGATTCTTCTAATTGCTCTTTATTCTCTAGTGAGAAATCTCGATCCCACCAAACTTCAGTTACCCAATCTTCATAATCATTCGCTTCAGCACGAATTACATAGTCAATTACTGCTCTAATATTATCCATAAGATCCTCAATAGAAAACTAAGTCGCCAATTCTAACTAATTTTACTTCAGTTTTGAATCGCCTACCTAGTTGCCAATTATTAAAATGCTTATACTTACCCCGTAATAGAGGTGTTCTAAGTTGTTTGAAAAGCATTTTTCGCGCCAGCTTCTGCTGATGCTGAAAAACTTCCACGTCCGCCGGACTCTTAGGCTTAGGTATTTTAACACCATATTTTGCCCAAGAGAACAGCCCCTTCTTTTTCAATGTGTCATACATAGTTTTGCCATTCTCTGTATTCTCCATCAATACTTGACCGACACCTAACATGGCATCGGACGTTTGGTTTCTAGCCTCGAAGTACATTGCTGCAACGAGACATAGTGTTGGTGTCATTAACATGACGACCTCCTTCTGTCAATTGTGGGCAGTTAAGAAGCGTGCCCAGGCTTAATAAGTTAAAGATTTTTTAAAGGCTTCCAAAAGATCATGGTTACTCAAACGTACTAAAGTGAAGTTTAATTCTCCACTGTCTGCAAGATCTTGATACCATTTAGAAGATAGTATTTCATCAATTATTAAATCGCGCACTTTAATCTACCCTTTCCAATAAATAGTGAGCTTCCCCTGGCATATTTAAAAAGCCGCTAAGAGAAATAATTTCTGTAATTTGCCAACTGTTGGCAATTAGTACATTTAATTGATCAATATGATCTGCATCACCTTGAACAACCTTAAAGATCTTTATTTGTGGTTCTTTGTTCTTCTTACCGCCAATTACACTTAAAGCCATTTTAATTCCTCATTTCTATAGCCGTACCAACGATGTACAGGCGTTAGGGGGTTACTTAGAAAGCGAAGTATTTCTGTTTGCAAAACTATAGGTTGCGGCTTGCGTGGTAGCCTTTTCTTGTAGTTACCAGCAGCTTGTAAATCAGACACTTTAAACAAACCTGCCAAGTTTTTACCAACTCTTTTGAACTGAAGCGGTTTGACCCCTAGCAAGGTCAGCCTGTGGCTCAATGTCTGATAGCATATTTCAAACTCAATCATTTCTAAGTATTCACGAATTGTCATTAACTGCATTATAAACTCCTATGCGAAAGCGTATTCACTTTCTAGAATTAAATTAACATCCAAATCACCCATATCTACATAAGTAAGATCGCCATCAATCTTATCTATGATAGGGTACAAAGGATTATCTTGGTACAACTCAACAAATGTCTCACGCACAATACGATAAAGCTTAGGCATGTCTGCTAGCAAACATCCATATGAATCATGGATTGTAGTGATAGGAAAGTCACATCTAACTGTTGTCATAGCTAGATGTGCTGCATCCAAAGAATGGATTACATTAGGTGCTGCTCCTTGAGACTGCTTTCCTTTTGAGGGAACTTGATCCTCAACAAAACATACATGCAATTGCATATCATTACCAAAGTAGCCTGTGGTATCACTCCTAACACCTATTCTAGGCCCCCACTGAATATGTATCTTTTTAGTCTTTCCTTCCGTATAATTTTGCACTACAGGAAAGTTTGTTACAGGCACAACCCACTCTAAGAATTGACTTCTTTTCTCTGCAGCTGCGCCAGCTTTTTCAAATACAGACAACAACATCATAGGTCTTTCTAAAGAGTCTTTAGCATCTTCATATACTAATCTACCCATCCAAGCTGCCCATTTATGTTCCATATTCATTAACAACTCTATGCCATGTTTCTTTGAATCATCTATTTGTTGTTCAGATAGACCATAGCTAGAGCCGCCATAAGGTAATGTCATTACGTTTCTCTTTACAATTTTACGTCTTTGTTTAGAGTCTTTAATTCTACCCCAGAATACAGGTGCAGCTTTATTACCAACAGATTCCCAATCTTTCTTATACTGCCTAATTTGCATTACTAACTCTGCTCGCAAATCAGACTTAGGCTCTGCAGCTACAATTTTCTTTTTCAGAGATATTAACCCATCAATGAATTCTTCGCACTCTAGTATTAATGCAGGTGGCATTCTGCTAAGAACTGCATCAATCTTCATCCACACGTGAGCCGCTACGTATGCATATAGATCACCAGGCATGTCTAGTGGTACTAAATTAACATAAGGAGCAGTAACTTCATCTCTAGTCAAAGCACTTAAGTGTTGAGAACCATTAGTAGAGCCATCAATAAAGCATTCTATATGTGATTCATATTGTAAGTACATTGAGCCCATACTTAATGCATTTTTAAGTTCTACACAAGCTGCAAGGAATTGCCAAGGCTTATCAGCATCCATCCAACCTTGATGTAATTTAGGTGACAATGCATAAGCTGTTAATATCTCTTCATTATCTAGCACCCAGTGGTATCTATCTTTGAGCGGTATTTTGTCAGTTTTTGCCCCATCTTCTCTACCTGAACTGCCTGCCCAATTGGATGCAATGGATACACATAACCAAAAGAAACCTTCTTGTCCAATAACTTTTTTGTCTTTTCTAAGCAACAAACCTTTAGCTATATCTGAAGATTGTTCATGCAGATATGCTGTTGTAGGGTACTTACGGCCTCTAAAGTCAAGATAGTACAAATGATAGAAAGTTGTATCAGCAAACTTATCTGCAATACTTAAGATTGCTTTGGTTTCTCGCAGCTTTGTTGTTCTTGCCTGTGGATTGTTTTGTTCCCAAATATCTGAGAATGCTTCTGTTTTATTGCTTAATGCCCACTTAGCAACTGCGTATACTTCTTGGTTTATAATCCAGCCAACTCTCTGACTCTTATTTACTGCTTCAAATACAATAGGGTGAGTAGCTGGTGTTAGTGTAGCTGCAACATCCCTAGACTGTGTCTTAACTAAAGACAATCCTGTAGAATGTTTAAATCCTTTCCAATCTTCATATGGTACTAGTGAGGGCAGTTTTCCTTTACCTCCTTGCCTGCCAACAGTTTCCCACAATTCTTGCATACTCTTTTCATCAATTACATTAACAATATATGTACCGTGCCCATTGGCTGCATTAGTCATTACAATTTCTGTTAGACCTAAGATGTCAAAAGAATACAGAATGAATGCTCCACATCTTGCTGCAGTAGCAGAGTCTTTCTTTTCACCCTTGCGCATATTATGGCCAAGAATACTAATTACTTCTGACATTATAATCTGCTTATCAGAACCTTTCTTGGGCCTGGTATACAAATAAGCGTTGGCAATTATCTCATCAAGATGATCTTCGATATTCAACTTCTTTAAGAATCGTAATGGAGATTGAGGAGCGATCTCAGACACAATTCTAGACTTTAAAGAACGTAATAATTTATTTCGCATAAATACCAAAAGGAAAAAATAAAGGAGGAACCCCTCTCAAACCCGAAACCTGTTAAGGAATCGAATCTGAAAGGGGGTGTGTTTTTGTTACTTGTCTTCGTTAATAACGGAGTCCATAACTTTTGCAACTAATACAACAACTGCTAAATAAATTAACGGCATTTTCTTACTCCTGTTCTGTGTAGGTGAATACATGTACCTACAGTAAAACTAACAAGCGAGATGCCTAATAAAGCAAACATTAACAGAATTGTAACCGAGTATTGTAGAAATGCCATTGTAATCCTTAGGTGTGACTACAATACTCTCCAACTTACGGTGTTGGTAACCGTTTGTCTAAAATTTCTTGTAGTAGAAGTGCATCGTTCTTTTTCAAATAGAAGGGGACGACCGAACCCTTTGTATCAACAACTGCTACTTCCGCATCATCTTTCTCATACGAAAGTATTTGTAAATTGTCCAGCTTTAATGTTCTTATGGATCGCACATATTTTAACTCCTTATCTTTTTCATTAACACAGAAGCGGCCTTCAAGATTAGCAAAGTCAGTTTTAGCCATCTCTTCAACCATTAAATTATGTAAAGCTTGAGACTCCATTTGCTCTTTTGCTACTTTTGTTGCCTTTTCCATAGCACGTCTTGCATGACGTTCTACTTTTCTTTTGTAAGAATTTGTTTTAGTATAACCAAATCCACCCAAAGCTGTAACACCTAACGCAATTAAAGGAAACATAATATCACCTATTTTGTAAACATTAAAAGTAGAGCTAATACTAGCCCAATTGTAATTACATCTGCACTCATATCTATTGAAGACATTACGGTATTTCCAATACCATAAACTGTATGTTTTAGCATAAGAATTGGCTCTCACACTTAACAATACGGTTGCCTAGCATTGACGCTACAAACAACTCTTGAAGAAATTCATCAAATACTACTTGATAAAATTCTCTAGAACCTTCCCAAATACCCATTCCTGTTTCTTTCATTTCAATTTCTACATCATTGATTTCAATAGTAAACATAATATAACTCCTAAGTGTGTTTCGTCTTTTCAGACTCGTCAGTTGGGATACACATCCCGAGACACTTACCCGCAGTAAGCGTATTTGAGTTTACAGAATGCTACAGACTCTTCATAAGAAGTGCATTCAAACTTTGGAGCGCGTCTATCAAGGTAATTGCCGCGATCATACCAAACCTTGTAGATTGTCATCTTTTCATTCCAAGCTATGTAAAACTCATAACCACCGATTTCAAAAATTGTACCTTCCATTTTAATCACCTTTTGTAAATGTTTCTAAAAGTTCTTTTGGATTGGAGTAAATCCACAATCCGCCTGAACAACGATAATTGTAATCTTCATCTATATTCTTCGAATAGACTCCATATAAAGATACTTCATTTTCATAGAACTCTTCAGCCTGAATTGAAACCAATGCTCCTTCTTTAATTATTGCATTTAACTCGCTAATAACGTATTCTTGGTCTTTTACAGATAACTCTTCGAAAACTTCTTTTCTTGTTATTTCAAATGTCATAGTATTCTCCTTGTTAAGTTAATTGAGGTACCTTATTGTACTTCATATAAGATACCCCGTTTCCCGCGTTTATTTGTAGTCCTTTTGGATAATAGCTTGACGTAGCCACCGGCGTGCTTTGCAATACTTACGTCTATCTTTGCAGTCTTCTGCAAATACATTGTAAGCTACATAAACAAAATAAAAACCAACCATTAACATTGCTTCAATAAAACTATACCATTCGCTCATAATACTAATACCCCTTGTTGGAAAAGATGGCCCTCTGTAAGGACGTTTAATTTGTACTTATCATCATCAAGTAAATCTAAAAGCGTAATGAATGACTCTAGCCTTTGCCCATCCCAATGGGTATGGTTCCAAGTGTATGAGTAATTATTACCAATTCTAAGACGTGCATCAGCACTGTCCAGAAGAGTAATACATTCATCGTAGCATTCAGCTTCGAATAGTACATATTCAAATACTGAATGGGTTCTAACGCGTATATCAAAGACCGCGTCAATCATAAACATTACTGTACTCATCTTTCTTCCCATCTTAATTTGTAAAAAGTTCTGCCTAACCAAGTCATTAAGCAATCCGTTGAATAAAAGTTATAAGCTTTTGTTATTAACTTGTCTGGTGGATACCCCTCAATCTCATCTTCATCGTCTTCATAAATTGTGTACAAATCCCATGAGTCTCCAGCGCCTTGCGTAATAAGGCTATAGGTAGTGCCAAACTTACTTCTAATTGTCATTTTGCTTAAGCTAAAAGATGAGTCTGCCCAGCATCTCTCTTCACAAGCATCCTCCATCTCGTGACTGTTTAAGATTACATGTAAAATTGCTGCTTCTATGTTATTAAACTGCTCGTCTTCAAAATCAATCTCCCATACTCTATGGTTACTATCAAAGCGAATTCTGTATCCTATCTGAGTGTTACCGTAAACTACTTGAGCAACAGTTTTGGTTTTATTGTACATTATCCTAATCATTTTGGTTCCCCTTTATACAATAATTTTTGAGCTGCTATCCTTAGTTGCGATTCGTTACAGATAATCTCAAAAGCACCTGTTTCAGTATCAACAACAAATAACATCATATGCTCATATTCTTCAAAATTTACATAAACGTCTAATAAGTCTCTTTTAGCATAATAAGTGTCGGTATCATCGCGTTCATATATAACTACTTTGTATTTCATTTTTAATCTCCAAGTTAGTATTGTACTTCATATAAGATACCGTATTTCCCGCGTTATACATCGGCTAAATTCATATTAACACCCGTGGAGTTTGTCCACTTACATATTAACCTTCTGTTGTCTTTAGGGCCTGTCCAGTAGTTGTGCCAATGTGCCCTACGAATATGAGCTTTCATTCCATTTGAGAGTTTAGTACCAGTATATCCAGCTCGTAACCTTTCCCCTAACTTTGCACCAAGTACTACTGAGGTTGAGTGTTCAGGCATATCAAAATGTTTTATCTTTTTAGGCTGCTTGGCATGATTATTTGAACGTGAAGCCTTTGGTATTGTATCCTTGACTGCACTTATATACAATATCACCGACAGGATTTGATCCCCTTGGGCATCTTCAAATTCGCTTAGATCGACAACCTCATCTGCAGGATACATAAACAATCTATTAAGCTGAGTTTCTGACTCATGTACCCAGAAGACTAATCGATCTTTATAATACCCATCACAATGTAATCGAAATTTGGCGGCTTTAAATCGCAGGTTACCTGCGCTTACAGCAATGCCCCAGTCAGGAAGTCTTACTTGTGACATATCTATTTTCTTAGATACTTTAGAGTTAAGTAATTCTGTTGCCACTGTTGGATCAATTACAAAAATTCTTTTAGTTAAGTACCATAAAGATTCTATTGTATACACTCTTGCGATAATTTCGAGTTGATTTGCATCTTTGTATACACCCCATAACATTTCTAAGGTTTCTTGCATACCTTTACTTCTGTACTTCTCAGAAGCATCAAACTGCGGGTATGGCGCAATACCATATCGTTTTGTAGCATCGCGTCTATTTAGCGTAAATTGATGTGCTATTCTTATGTTTTCGTTTTCCATAGTATTCTCCTATATAAAGTTATTATTGTACTTCATATAAGATACTATTATTTCCGTATTACTAAGAGAGATAATACAGGGGGAGGCCGCAAGGGTTAATTTAACGGGGTTGAGTGTACCTGAAGAACTGCACGCAACTGCCCCACGTGTACCAGTTCTGGCACCAGAAACCGCCCTACACGGCACGCAACTGCCGCCCTGATCCACCAGTGATGCCCCCACCGCCCCGCGCCACACACGCCCAGATTTGCCGCCCACCAAAATTCGTGCAGAAATGCCCCGTCTTGCCCCGCAAAATTGCCCCCATGACTCTCGTAAAAAAGCCCCGACAGTTGTGTCGAGGCGTACCGCTATTGTGGATCTTTGGATACTACGCTACCACTGCCCAAAAGAGCAACTGACAACGCAAGCAGACTATCCATTTCTTCTGCTGTTAGTGTAACAAATTTGAATGAACTTAATACAGCCAATGTAGCTGAAATCAGTCCAAACCATGTTGAAGGCTCTTTAAGCCGTGCCCATATGTATTTCATCGTTTCTCCATATTGCTAAATAATTTCTAACGCTCCAACCATTCTTACCGAGAATTTTTACGAATACATTCTCAGTGTCTGCATGACTGCCTGTTGACAATACGTGTCTAATATTTAATTTCTTAGACTCTTCAATTAATGCCTTATGAAGCAATACTACACAACGATAAGCTTTCATACCCTTTTGGTTAGAACAATAATAAATCTGTTGCATGTATTTCTCTGCAATAAATTCTCTTTCTAAAACTGCTCCAGCAATCCATGCTATTACTTCTCCATTGTCTTCAATTACTTTAAAGAATTGTCCTGCAGCAACATGACGTCTCATTGATAATAATGATTTGTCACGGTCTAATGGGATAATTTCATTTTCGTAGATGTCAATATACATATCTACGCACTTGGCCATTTCTTCTTGGCTTTTTATCTTCCGTACTATCATGGTTTATATGTCCCATAGTTATAAAGAGTTACACTACCACCGCCGGTAATTGCAGCACCTTTAGCACCACCACTACCACCAGGTGAATATATGCTTCTATAATCTCCGGCAGATGAGTAGGTACCATATACACCTGTACCTGCAGCGCCGTTTGCGCCATCACCGCCAGAACCTCCTGCACCACCGCCAGCTTTACCTGAAGTTCCGCTAGTACCTGTATCACTGCTTGATGCTGTTGGATAGGTTGTACTCCTAGCGTAAGAGCTACCGCCCCAGACTGAACTACCTGAACCATTACCACCGCCCCCTCCGCCACCACCACCACCGCAAGCTAATGTGCCATAATTATATAGAATAAAGTTAGTAAAAGTAAAAATAGCATCACCACCTGGGCCGCCATTTTCGCCACTACTGTCACCTCTGTAAATAGAAGAACCACCTCTGCCGCCACTACCGCCTCTGCCTCGTATTATACCGTTGTTATTCAGTATTAACTTACATGCGCAGTAAATGTCAATAGCATTTTCAGGTTGATTAAATACTCTTGATGTTGAAAGAGTTTCGCCTTGAATAGTACCGCTATTATTAAAAATTAGTGTTGTGTTGCTCTCAATAGAGTCATAAATATCTATTTTTAAAGGCTTGGCTGTACCGCTACTAACTGTAGTTGTATAGTTTCCAGAACTATTTATAGTTACACTACGCAAGCAAGTAGATTCTGCGTTTGAGGCGGGTAATGCAGTAGTATTATTTCGTATCCATGCATCATTAAAGTACCAACCATAAGAAAAATTCTGAGGTGTATTGGTACTATTAGATGAACTAATAACCCAGTCTGAAAGTTGTACATCCAAATAAGGCGTTGCCATGACCTTTCCACCAGAATTAGCAACTTGTATCCTTAGCCTATACTTTCCACGAGATCTATTAGGAGGGGTGAAAGCACTGCCACTACTGTATGTACCTATAATCTCTGTTTCCCAGTTGCCATAATAGTCCATTGACTGTAGTCTAAGTGTATGGGTGTGTCCTGATAGAGGCCCGCCAAAAGATACAGTAAAGGTTTTTGAAGTAACTGATGATAAAGATAATGTTGGTAAATATACATCAACTAGCATTACATTTGGTATGACATACGCAATAGAGTCACCTATCTCATTAACAGCAACAATACTTATTTCATAAAGAGTGCCATAATCCAGACTAGTAGCTGTAATATTCATTATATTAGATGTATAATTTGTAACAGCATTATTAGACTGATTTTTAATAGCTATCTTGTACGAGACGCCACTGCCAGACCATGATAACAATGCAGTAGTATTAGTAGTTTCTGCATATGTAAATGAAGTAGGCACTGCGGGAACGGCAGCATAAGTGGTTGTCCACGCTTGTGCAGGAGTTAGCACTGAAGAATTAGTACCACTATAAGCCTTAACTTTTACATAAGTTGTTGAAGAGATCCCCATTGTAGGGCCAGTTGCATACACAGTAGTACTGTTCCCAGAATCATTTATTGTAGTCCTTAATACGTCATTAAAATAAATTTCATAATAAATGGCAGAGGTAACCTTGCTAATAATAACTGTAAATGAGTTGTAAGTCTTATTATCAACACCAAAGGTAAATGTAGGCAATATTAAAGCTGTCTTCCCAATTATAGTGCTAGAGCTCGCTGATACAAGAGTATTATACGCTGTAACGTAATAACTATAAGACGTATCTGATGTCAACCCTGCTATTGTAAATGTATCGTTTGTAGTACTTCCTTGCTGCACATTAGCACTATCATAAATATAATAACCTGTCGGTGTATTGCCTCCAATAGGATCTTGCTTAGCTATTCCTAATGTAATAGAATTTTGACTAACAGCTGCTATGCTTAAAACAGGGGGTAGCGGCTTACCGCCAGGCAGTACATTGAAGCTGCCTTCTGTCCAATTGTTTGCAATATAGCCACCCCCCAGACCGTCTCCGCTGTAATCATGATTTGCACCAGTAGCATTCTCACCTGCTGTCAATCCATTTATGGAGCCTTTACCACCCATACCACCTTTGTATTTGAAATCAACAGAAGGGTTTACTTCAGCTCTGTTATAGAAAGAACCATGACCACCGTCGCCACCTGCAGGACTTACAGGCGTACTACTAAATGTACCTTCACCATTAAACCCATAAACAACTGCGTAAGACATAGGAACTGTACCGCCACCACCTCCACCACCACCATTACCACCACCAAAGATTGTACCGTTATTCATAAGCTTTACGCCACCTGATATTCCGCTACCTTGGTATAGAGCAGGTCCACCTTGAAGGCCATCTGAGCCTGTTGAAAACTTTTCGGTGCTAAGGGCATAGAAACGCCAGTATGTTGTGTGAGAACTCCTAACGGGTGTTGACCATGTGAAAGTACCATTAAAGTAAGCAGACACTGTGTCTGTAACACAAACAAATATATTACCTGAGTGCGTTACGGCATCTCCCTTTAAATACTTTTGGTTTATAAAAGCTGAAGGGTTATAGTATAATTCTGTAATAGTTGTCTCACCACCCCGTCCTCCACCGCCACCACCGCCTAGAATAGTACCATTATTTATGAAAGTACTATTTCTAGCATAGTGAGTATTCCAAAAGGCAATAGCTCTTCCAGGATTTGTAGGGGGATAGTCCCAATAATAAGACCAACTTGCATGATTAAAAGGTTCAATATTAGTGCATGTTTTAATACACATTACTAAATTACTATACATACAAACAACATCACCAGGCTGATAAGTTGTATCTGTTTCGTAATGACCTAATACGTAGTCAGAAGGATCTACATTAGCTATGCCTGAATATACAAATGTAAAGTCATGATCACTACCTACATCAATGCCTATAATTAACTTAGGTGCTTCCCATAGATAATTATTATTACCGGCAAGCACAGTCATTACTACATTACCATTATAATTGTTACTATCATAGATTGTTACATTTCTATGTATTGACATGCTGAAGTTAGTATATGTGGCCGGTGCACTACCTCCTAATTCAGAATCAGCAACTCCTTTTAGCCTAAGAGCAAGTCTAAACCATCTTATATCATATCGATAAGTTACACTATGATTTGGGTAGTTTGCATCTGCGGTGCTGCCTACACCATATGGCGTAGCTGGATAAAAGCCATCCTCAAACGACCAATCTAAGAGCTGTACATTAACTGTGTTAGAAGGCAGATAATCAATTCCATTAAATCTAATTACAATAAACACTTCATAATATCCGTACATTGTATTACGAAGATCACCCGAATAACCGAAATTAAATACAGCCCCTTTTGTTAAAGTATTCCCAGCTGCAATATTTACCCAATAGCCATCTTTATCTTTCCATCTACCTCGTAGCTGATATGTACCATAAGTTTCACCACCTGTCCACGTAAAGATACAACTATTTTGGGTAATAGTATTAACAGATAAAACTGGTGGCGTATTGTTTTCAGGTGAAAGGTCTGGATATAAATTTACAGGAGCAGGATAAGGGTCTGCTAATAATAAATCTCTAACTACAGGTTCATTTAAGCTTGTTGTTGCTGTTGTAGTTCTGCCTAAGTCTACATTTACATCACTTATGCTGTATGGCATTTCTAAGTTCCTCTATAATTTCTTGTTGAGCTTTAAAACCCTCAATAAGTAAAGGTATAATTTTAGCGTAATCTACCGCTAAGAATCCATCACTACGTTTTCTAACAGCTTCTGGTAATACTCTTTCTACTTCTTGCGCAAGTACACCAACATCCCATTCCTTAACAAAATCAGAATCTTGTTTAGCATAATAATCTTCTGCCCATTTAAAGTTGTTACCTGATATTGATTTTAACTTTCCAATAGGATCATATATCTTACGTACACATTCTTTTAATCTTTCATCAGAAGAATAATAAGCAGTAATATTAGCATTTGATTGGAAGTTAGCATTTAAAGTTACAGTAGATCCGCTATATGAAAACAATCCAAGCAACGTGCCTTCCGTTGAGTTAATACCAGATAAAGAAGTAGGCCTATTTGTTACGTTACTGCTCCAATCTGCGCCAACGGTAGCCCCGGCTTCTGCAGAGCTTTCATTCATACGATAAATAGTTACCATATAAGAGTATCCGCCAATAGTACAAGTGGCTGTTGCTGCGCGAGATGTACCCATATTAGACGTACTAATTACAGCATTTTGAGCACTAGTAGAGGGATTCCCACCATTAAAGCCTGAAAATGACCATACATAACTTGTACTAGTAATATCTGACGACTTAACAGCTGTTAGGGTTATATTACTATTACCTGATCCAGAATATATGTTATCAACCGAATAGAAAGCTAACTCTCTGCTAGATGTTATAAATAGATTAGGGCCAATATCTCCTTTATCGCCTTTTGGAATTGTTAGGTTTAACACAGGGCTAGCACTTGTTCCACTTATACTTGCAGCACTACTAGAGCCTGCGCTACCTGTTGTAACTGTACCCACACTAAATGCGGCAACAGGCCCAATATCACCCCTAGGGATTGTAAAATTAAATACAGCTGCAGATGTAGTTCCGCTATTTGAAACTGCAGCGTTTGTGCCTGCATTACCAGTGGTTACTGTACCTACAGTAATACTACCTGCATTACCAGCATCCCCCTTATCACCCTTCGGTATTGTAAAGTTAAATTTAGCGGCTGTAGAAGTGCTTGACGCATCCAATGTAACACTAGCAGATGAGCCTGCAGTACCTGTTGTAGTACTATTAGCTGTTATTGTAGGCGGTAATCCTTGATCACCTTTTGGTATTGAAATATTAAGGATAGCCGAAGAAGCTGTACCTACGTTCGTAATGGCAACATTAGAGCCAGCAGCACCTGTAGATACAGTACCAATAGAAATTGTTCCCGCATCACCCTTATCACCTTGTGGTAGTACAAAATCAAAACTATTATTTAAACCTGTTAATGTGCGAGTTACAGCAGCTGTGATACCTTTTGTAACAGTCCCAATAGAAATGGTTTGTACAGCACCCGTAGCGCCTACATCTCCTCTAGGTATTGTAATATTAAGAATACCAGCAGACGCTGTCCCTGTGTTAGTAATTGCAACAGTAGAACCTGGAGCACCTGTAGCTATTGTACCTAATGCTAAAGTACCTGTATCACCTTTTGGACCTTCATTTACAATAGGTACATATACCTCATCTATCTTAATTGTTCTAGCAGAATCTGAATAGATGATTGCTTTAACGTAACTTGAACCACTAGTAATAGTTGCAGCCTTTGTTGAAGTACTTGCAGCAGAGGCATTAACTTCTACGCCATCTAAATACACACGCCAAAACGCTGCATAATCTACGAAAGCACCAACCCCTGTTCTAGCATACGAATTAAAAGTAATTTGAGTTTTATTCAAAGTTCCAGTTGCAGCATTCTTAGTTAGGATTGGATCAACAGGCTCTACCTTATACATAGTAGTAGAAACCCCATCAATACCATCAGCACCTCTAATTCTAACCCAATCATATGCAGCAGCACTAGTAGACTCTGTAGCCGTCAGCTTATTTACAGCAATACCCATAAACTTCATAGTATCGCTATAAGTATCTGTCATGCCTGTGCCATCAGCAGCAGTTGCATATTTAATCCAAGTATAAGAGCCTGGACCAGACCCGCTAATAGGATAGATTACAGCATCTGACCAAGTAACATCTGTTGTTACATCTACTGTTTGGCTAACAATCTTTGCTCTAACTACCCAAAGCGTCATACCACCTGGTGCAGCACCTGGATAAGCTGTCCATGAATTAGAACCGCCTGTAGGCCAGCTATACGTGTCATCTGCCCATGTATAAGTAGAAGTACCTGAAGGTTTTATAGTAGGCTCATCTACTGCCCATTTATACATTTCAATAAATACACGGCTTGTACCGTTATAAGCTTTTGGAATACTCAGTGCAATTGTACGGTCACTAGGTGTGCCACCTAACGTAACTGCAGCTGTTGTACCTGCTGCTGTAGATGTAGCTGTTACGCTACTAATTACGCCTGCATCACCTTTCTCACCACGTGGCAACCCAAAGTTAAATACAGCGGCTGTAGATGTCCCTGAGTTAACTACAGTAGGAGTAGAACCATATGCTATTGCACTTACAGTACCGACATTGATTGTGCCAGTATTGCCTGTATCACCTTTTGTCCCTGTATCACCCTTTGGTCCAGGAATCTCAATAAGCTGAGGTGCAATGAATTTACTTGCAACTGTAGGGCCGTTTGCAGTTAACTTTGCGCTAATTACTAAACCCCACCGACAAGTAGCTAAAGGAACATTAACAGCACCATTATTTAAATTACTTACAGGTATAGCATTACCTGCATAGCCATATTGTGACATTGAGTAGGCTGACCAGACTACGCTAGTGACATCTGAAGTAGACGTTCCTAAGCTTTTCAATAATGAAAATATTAAAAACTCTAATACAGGAACACCTGTTATATGATTACAATCAATATATGTAGTACCGCCTAAAATATCATATCTCTCAGCAGCACCTGGATCGCCCTTAGGCAGTACAAAATCTAGTGTAAAATCACCAGCAGTGCCTGTCTTAGTTACAGAAGGGTTATCACCCTTTGTTACAGTACCTACTGTAAAGTTAGCGGAGACACCGGAAGCACTCATAGCTGTTGGCGTTTTAGGTATCCAAGCAATTGAGCCACTACTTGCCATCCCTGCGGTTACTTCAACAGTATTTGTAACTCTCCATAATGTTTGCCCTAAGACAGCCGCTGGAGGGTTTACAGCCCAACCGTTAAGTTGAAAACCTGCGTCTGCCGCTGTTACTCCTGTTACCATATCTCTTGTAAAACTGCCAACAGGGTTTTGCGTAGGTGCTGAAAGAGCTACTTGGTAAAAAGATATATCAAACAATGACTTGCCCGATTCTCCTG